TCAAGGTAGCGACCGCAGTGATCATGTCTGCGGCGTTTCCGCTCATCTACCCTCCGGTCAACGTTGACGGCCAGCTATACGTTGACGGTGGGGTCAGCGATAGCACCCCAACCGACGTCTTTCCGCTCGAAGAGTCGATCGTGTTCACGCTGACCTCGCTGATTGAGACCCAGACGATTGAGGAGGCGCTCAACGAGTCGGCGCTTGCGTCGGTATGGGCGATGCGCCAGCCCATCCTCGAGAAGCCGCTTCTCGAGAGGGTCAAATCGTTCTCGGCGGCGCAGCTCCGGCGGATCAACAGGGTGGACGTGCCCTCGTTTAGTGTGCTCATGTTTTTTGACCCCCCCACCAACGACTACGTGGTCGACATGATTGAACGAGGTCAGTTTATTACGCGGGTGTATCTTGAGGGCGGGCGGTGGATCATCGCCCATTCGATGCACCTACTGTTAGTCGGGCACACCCACCCGCCTACTTCTTTGTCTTTTTGACGCTCTTGCGAGGTTTGGGCGCCGGTGACTCGGGCTCTTCGTCATCGGCGTCCAGCTCTTCCTGGGGCTCAGGTTCCGACTCGGGGTCGGGCTCTTCCTCGGGCTCGGGCTCTTCATCGGGCTCAGACTTAGCCGGGGCTGGCTCTTCGTAGGCTGGCTCTGGATCGTAATCGGGTTCGGATGGAATCGGCGACGAGGGGGGCGACACTGGCCGCATGGCGCTGCCCCCCTCAATCGCGGGTCCCGACTGTTCCTGGATCTGATTGATGTACTCGGACATCGTCCGAATTTGGTTCTTAAGCTTGGCATTTACCGCCGCCGATTGCTTGAGCCGCCTAGTCTGAAAGAGGCACCCGAGGAGGGCCCCGATCGCGATAATGACCGCGATGATCGGGAAGTTTTTGATGATGAACCGAAGAATCATCGCCAGTTTGAGGGGTTGATTAAACAGAAAAATCGACTCAACGACCCACACTCCCTTACGAGGCCCGTCGAGTTAACGACCACTAGGATGGACGAATTTGTTAGGCCCACCAACAGCGACCCGCCCAACGACCCCTCGCGGGTCTTGGAGAAGCTGACCCCGTATACCAACGCCCACAAGCTCATCGTCAAACCGCTTGCCGATGTCGGCTACCTTTGGGACTGCAAGCTGACTGGCGAGACCATTTCCGATCCGGACAAGCTTGAGAAGATCGAGATCAAGGGGCTTCACACTTATGGTGGGTATTACGGGTTTTTTAGGCCTGACCTGCGGGAGGTATCGCTGCTATTTACCCACACCACCGCTTACAAGAACCTCGGACGCATCGACAAGATTTATTGCACGACCGAGCCGTGGGGCGACGGCGAGATTTCAAAGGTGTACGATCCAAAAGAAGACCGCCATCGCGCTGTGACCACTTACCTGATTCAGTACAAGCAGTAAAACCTATCACCACTTCACGCGCCGCCCCACGCTTTCGTGAAACGAGGTGTAGACGCTTGGATTATCTTGAAACATTGACGCGCAAAAAGCTGATCAATCATGCGTTTACTATGGAGCAAGGTGTGCAAACAAATCAATCAATTCCCGGGAGCGCGTAGTTGGGCTGAAACAGCGACTCTTTGGCCCGCGCAAACGCGTCCGGGACCCCGGCCACCGGGTCTTTGCAATAGGTCGGGATCCACCACATGTCGATCGAGCCCGTCACAGGGTCGATGGTCTGGAGCCGCGAAAACACCAGGCCGTGCTTCTCCTCGTGCGGGTACGACAGATGCACCCGCTCGTTGACCTCGGTTTCGCCGTCCGGGTTGGCGAGCGCCTCGACCGTCGTCGGGATCACCGCGTAGTACGGAACCTTGATCTCCGTCGTCCCGATGTACTTAAAGTTGCTGTCGTTGATGTCGCCCCACGCCTTGTCCCACTCGGCCACCGCCGCCGCCAGCTGCTCGACCTGCGATGAAGGGGTGGGGGCTGCGGCGGGGGCCTGCGACGGGACGTTGGGGTCGGGCCCCACACGCGCTCTCGGAATCGGGGCGCGAGCGCGCTGTTGCGCCTGCATCGCCATCATTCTTCCACGACGTCCCCGGGGCATCATCGTTGGACCGGTGGTTTTTTCAACGCCTCCTCCCCAAAAATTCCACCCGGTGGATGAAAACCAAGCGATTCCGAATGGCCGACGACTACGTTGAGGGGCGGTGCAAGTACCTTTTAGAGCAGCTCATGGGTCGGGGGTACTCTAACGCCGACGCCGCTAAGGGGGTGGCCGGGGTCCAATCGATCGCTAAGCAGCTGTTCGATCAGCTCGAAACCGCGCTGTCGCTATCGCCCGGCGGGTTGTTGACGTCCCAAGAGAAGACGGTGGCTTACGACGCTTGTTTATTGTGCGTGGGTAACCTGGTGGATAAGATCGTCCGGGAGAGCCAGGTTCCCGCCGAGGAGGGCGATAATCCATAGCTGGATAGTCCGCACAATCACGTTCCCGAAATCGGAGTCCCTGAGCGCGGCGATTAGGTTGTCGCTCGCCCCTTCCACGTACGTGTGCGCCAGCGCCCAGGCCGCCGCCGCCACCACCTTCTCCAAAGGGGGGTTCCGGAGCGCCGGTGGCGAGCGCATGTAAACCGAGTAGTAGTACGCGGCGTACGGCTGGATCCCCTTTTCAGGCGTCTCGATCGGGAGGTGCAACAGTTCGATGGGGCCTGGCGCCGCAAGCGACACCTCGCGCTGCGACGGCGTTCCCCCCAACCCCGACACCACTTGCGCCGCCGAGAATCGCTGGTCCGGGTCGGTCTGGAGCATCCCGCACATCGCATGCTTGTACCTCGCGTCAACCCTGGACGGCCACTGGCGGTCGACGGCGTACTTGGGCTCGCTCGGCTTGCAGCCCAACTTTTTCAACGTTTTCTGGTGGTGGCGCATCAGCCACCCGTCCAGGGCCAGCCCAAAGTACCGAAAAATCTGCGGGAGCATCTTGCGGGCGTCACCAGAGACTTCCGCTGCGTTGTTCCACATCCTCAGCGTGCGCAGCTTCGGGTCGATCAGGTCAAGCGCCAGAACCCCGAGCGACCAGACGTCGCCCCGCATTTGTTGTTCAATAGTCTGCTTGCTCCCTTCGTACGCTGCGAGCATCGTCTCGGGCGGGCGGTAGTGCACGGTGTACACGCATTGCGAGTCCATCACATACCCCTTGTTCTCCATGTTCTTGATAGTCCACTGGTACGACAGATCGAAATCCCCGAGGTACGCCCGTCCGTCGTAGTCAACCATGATGTTTGGGGGTTTTATGTCGCGGTGCACGATCCAGTTGGCGTGAAGGTAGTCCACCGCCGTCGCCACGTCAACCATGATCTGTTGCACGTCCGCCTCCATGTAAAACCGCGACGTGCCCGAGCTAATCAGCGAGTGAATGTCCTGCTTGTACCGGGGCATCCGGATCATGAGCGTGGTGAGGCGGGGATAAGCCCCGGACCGCCCTATCATCTCGGCGAGTGTGTCGACCGAGATGGGGGTGCATTTGACTAGGTGGTGCTCGGTCGGTCGGCGCAGCGAGCAAACCGACATGGACCGGATATAGCTTTCGTCCAAGGTCTCGCGATAAACCGCTTTGCGCAACTCCTTGACGGCCTCATAGCCCCCTCTGACCGACCGAACTACGCCGTAGGTCCCCTCTCCCAAAACAACCATTGGATTTTTTTGTTAAGGGGTGCTAATTCAAAACTTAAATAACCCCAGCCGCATTAATAGAATGGCTTAAATCCCAAGATGAGTTTGTTTGACGACGAGTGCGAGGTGTCGGGGGAAGACACCGGCGACGAAGAGGTCGACGAGGAGGAGACCGAGGAGGACGCCCAGTTCATCGACGACGTTGACAGCGGCGGGGGAGCCACCGAGGCGGATCTGGTGGCGGCCCGACAGCTGTTAGGGGTGCAACAGGGGGCTTCGGTCGACGAGGTGCATCGAGGGTTCCGGAAACGCGCCAAAGAGATACACCCAGACAAGAACGCGAGCCAGGGGGCCGAGCGTCGGTTCACCGATCTGGTCGAGGCCCGCGACCTTATTGCATCTCAGTCGGGCAAAAAGCGACGGGTCGAGCTCGAGGAGCCCCGGGCACAAGTTCCGTTTTCGGACCGCGGGCTCACCGTTTGGCACGCCGACGTCAAGCTCGAGTCGCTTCGGGCGCGCCATCGGGTCCGAGTCCGAGGGACCGCCCTGATTGACCCTTCCGGGATGCACATGGAAGAGGTGTACAACGTGATGATCCCGCCGGGCGCGGAAGACGGTGCGGAACTCTGTCGGCTGTTGGGTAAGGGCAACTACTCGGCGGAGGCGGAAGAGCGCGAGCCTCTGGTAATCCGGCTTCGGGTCATGCCTAACGATGTCGGGGCGACCAGGGTGGGGTGCAACATCGAGGCGCCTTTTGTGATGCCACTCAAGGACGTCATGACCCCAGGGAAAAGCGTTCCGATCGACTTTCTCGGGGCCAAGACAGCGGTGACCATCCCGCGTAACGGGTACTGGTCAGGGGATACCATCACAATCAAGGGGGGGGGGCTCCCAGAATCGGGGTCTGACACGCTGTTTGGCGACCTCAGGCTCAGTGTGGTGGTTGAAAAACCGACGCAGGGGGAGCTGCGTGAGTTTGCGCGCAAGATTATCGAATAAAAAAGTGTTTACTTGGACGACTTCATGGCAGCGATGGCCTTAGCCTTTTGCGAGCACTCGCATGCCTTGGTGAAAGCGTGGACGGCCTGCTCGGCCGCGTAGTGGTTGACGGTTCCGTCGGGGTTGATCATCTCATCGGTGAGCTCCGCAGCCTTCTTGGCCAGCGCCATGCCCTGGATGGTGTACTCGGTGGACGTCTTGTCCATGGCTGCCTTGTCTTTACTATCACGGTTTGCCACAAATTTTAGCCTCGTGAAAACACTGGCACAAAACTGTCCCGTAGACATGCACGTCCTTGTTGCGAGCCATCCGCAACCACGCGTTCTTCTCTTCGCCGTCAGCCAAGGGTTCGTTCCGAAGAATCGTGGTGTTGGCCTTGCGCTCAAAGCATCGAATGCAAAAGTTGTCCTGTTTCACCAGCCGAACGTCATCGGGCGTGCTCACTAACAACCACCGCATCTTAACGATTAATGACGCATCCGATTAATTTAACCAATTCGCATCTCAGCTTTAGCTCATAACCCGGATCAAAGCTGCACCCCTCCCCCACCCCCGAACGATGACGACCCCCACCTCTCAGCTCCAGCTCATGGCCCGGACTAAAGCGGCACCCGCACCCCGAACGATGAAGGCCTCCGTTGTGGCAAAGCGCGTGTGGAGCTCTTCTCCGAAGTACACCGATCAAGAGAAGGCCGATCTGCGGGCCATTTCGCTGATGCCTGGGGCGACCGAGGAGGAGAGGCAGGCCCGGGTTGACCGAGAGATCCAGATCAAGATGGGCTCGTCGTGGTGGAGGTCTTCGCCGTACCGCGATCCCACCTTTGCCCGCAAGCAATTTAGCCCCCGAATCCAAGAGACAACGGGTTACGACGGAAAGGCCCGCCGCAACATCCTGTACCCGGCGTTCACATCCGAGGACATCGAGGTATGCCTGGCTCACCGCCGGGCTCGGGGCGGGGTCTCAGTCCACAACTTTGTCACGTGCACGCTGAGCGAGGAGGAGCTGCTTAGGGTGGTGATCCCGCACCTCAAGGCGAACAACAACTTTGTGTACGAGTTGACGGACGATGACGTGTCCAGCGCGCAGTGATTTACTATTGAGTTAGCTCTCGTCTGGGTCGGCCGCCCGCCGCTTGCGAGTGGAATAAACTCGTCTCTCCACGTCTTCGTCTTCGTCGTCTTCTTCCTCACCCTCTTCATCACTGTCGCTCCCCCCTTCTTCTTCTTCTTCTTCTTCTTCTTCGTCTTCTTCTTCTTCTACTTCATCGACGGCTATGTCGTCATCGTCATCCGCTTCGTCCTCCTGTACATGCTCGGGTGGGGGCGGGACAAAGGGCTCGGCCTCGATGTTGCCCGAGATGATGTTGACTACATCGGCCTTGATGTTTCGATCGACGTCCTTAGTGTAGTGTGTGACAAACACCAGCGGGTAGGCCGAAATAAAGTCAGAGAGCGGGAGGTCGCACACCGTGCTCACATCAACAATTCCTTCTTTGGGGCGGTGCGTGTACACCGCGAAGTTGGGGTACTCGGCGACCAGAGCGTACTTGTATCGCCCCATGATCACCGACTTGCCCGACACCTTGGTATTGCTCGGGGCGAGTACCAGCTTCGGGCTGAGCCGGCTCTCGAGCACATAGATCTTGGTCATCCCATCGCTATTCCGGTGTCCGGTCCAATCCACCTCTATTAAAGCCATTTGACACCCACTCGGATTAAACTATTCATCAGAATGTGCAATGACGCCACACAGCGCGCGCGACTATGGGGATCGTTGGCTTTTGGAACCACGTCCGGTCCAAGTGCAAGCACGTGTTGGTACCCACCGATTACGATGCGCTGACCGGGATGCGGCTGGCGGTCGACGCCACCTTGTACATGTACATCCTCAAGGCCCGGGGCGACCCGTCACTCGAGTTTGCTTCGCTTCACGCCACGCTGACCAACGCGGGGATCAGCCCGATCTACATATTTGACGGAACCCAGAAGGAATCCAAGCGGTTCGAGGTCGCCCGCCGCGACGCTAGCCGCGAGCGGACCCGCGAAATCATTGGTGAGCGCGAGGAGGCGGTCAAGCGGCTCAAGGAAGAGGGGGCCGACAAGTTTTTGGAGGCCAAAAGCGACCTTCCGTCGATCGTTCAGGCCGACATCAAGAAGAACATTGAGGAGGAGGTGGCCCGGGTCAAGGCCGAGTGCGAGACCGAGGTTCGGTTCATCGAGGCCGAGAACGAGCGTAAGCGCAAGGCGGTGGCCGACAAACCCGAGGAGGTCGCGAAGCTCGAGGAGGAGCTGACCCATGCCAAGGCCGCGGTCGAGAGAAAGATCGATGACGCCCGGGAGGCGCCGACATCGTTCGACGTGTCGTCGTTCATCGTCGAGACCGAGAAGAAGGCGCAAAAGGCGTCAAGTTATGTCCACGTGACCCAGGAAGACGTCGCCGCGGTAATTCAACGGCTCTTGCTCGAAAGGGCGCCTGTGGTGATCGCCGAGGGGGACGCCGAGTCTTGCGGAGCCAAGATGTGCGCCCAGGGGAAGGCCGACGCGTTTGCGACCGATGACGGCGACGCGCTGGCCTTTGGGGTCCCGGTGATGATTCGAAACCTGGTGCGGCCGATGAACCTCCAGCGGATCGACCTCAAAGACTTGCTCAAGGGGCTCACGCTTGATTCGCTCGAGCAGTTCCGGAACATGGCGGTGCTCTGCGGGACCGACTACACCTTTGCGTGTGGCATTCCTAAGATCGGGCCGGTAGCGGCGGTCAAGACGGTCAAGAAACACGGAACCATCGCCAAGTTTATTGAATCAGAGGACTGGACCAAGCACAAGGCCAAGCTCACCAAGGACAGCAACCCAACCACCCGCGAGTTTGATCTCAATAAGGACTTTGGGTATGAGGAGGCGCTCCACATCTTTGAAAACTTTGGCGCAAGCCCCCCCCCATGTGCGTGAGGCGCTGGCCTACTCGCCCTACCCCGACGTGAACTAAAGATCTTAAATGGCTGGAGTCGTTCACTCCTCGAAAACATCGACATCTCCGGCGTAGATGGCCCCGTACGGAAAATAGTTGTCTTTGTGATAGATTTCCGTCTTGTCGTACCAAAACACCTGAATCCCATTGAGAACCAGCCCGCGACGATTCTTCTCGTCGGTGGCGATGGCAGCGTTAATCATATTGATCGCCTGTGTCACTGTTACGCGCCAAATCTCCTCCCCCAGAAATTCTGTTAATCAACCACAAGTCACACCCGCACCTCTAATGGAGGATTGCAACTTGGCCTGGCGGGTCGTTGAAAAACATCCGTACATAACAGCCAATACTTGGACGGATTGCGTTGGGCAGTTTGGCGGGTACGACCCATCTATCATCGCAAACCTCACATTTGTCTTTGCGTTTCACGTGGACTACGACATCGCCAAAGCCATGTATAATTCTGGTCTCATATTTGGGCATCAGTCTTCTGGATGGTTCAACCTGACCGACATCCCACCCGACGCGTTGGTCGACATTGACGAAATTGGCGTCGAATTTACCCCAGACCAAATGGCAACCATCAAAGACGCCTCCAACATGCACACCAATAACACGACCAAGCTCGTTGTTGTGCAATTCAAGTGCGGCCGCATCGCCATAACCCCAATCAAAAAGCCATTCTGAACGTGCATTGATGTGGGGGGGAGGGGTTTGTCTGTCACATACTTCATGGGTCAACACAATACAGCTCGTTAACTCTGAGAGCCTCGACGGCCTGATCGTAACTCACGGCGACGCCACGCTCCTTGCACATGCTCAGGATCACGTTGGCCGGGGTGTTGTAGTAGAATTCGGGCCTGCCCCAAAACTTGTAGAATTCGGTGGGCTTTTTGTCGTCGTTCCAGACAATGGCAACGACGGAGGTCGTCTTTTTAAATACAACACCCCGCGTCACAATGTTGGTCACTATCGTGAACTCCCACCCGCGAATTTCGAGTTCGTAGCACGCGCGCGTTGTCTGTATGCACCAACACATTTGGAATAAAGACTTATACTTTTTATTGGCTTTGTTGAAGGGGGTGGGGGGGGGTTTGGGTACGAGCGCAGCGATTTTCAAGCCAAACAAATCTTGTGGGTACACGCAGACATTGCACAAACGTCACCCGCCACCCCGATAGCCGAAACCAAAGAAACGCATTTTTGTAAGAATGATTTACTGTGAGTACTATAAGAATATTTGCGGGAGCGGCTGCGGCGCTACTCCCAGACGTCGTCCGACTCCCCCCAGTCATCCTCGCTATGGCGCTTCGCCTCGAGCCTCGCGTTCACCTTGCCGATGTCGCGGAACCAGCCCTTGACCTGGTCCGAGGCAAAGACTAGGACTTCGTCAATGTCGGAACCATCCCCCTCCGCGATCTTGGAGATCCGCGTGCAAATAGACTTGCGCAGCTCAGGGGTGACGACATTGAAGCGAAAGTCCGCGAGGAGGCCACAATCCTCATTGCAGCCATTGGGGGGCTTTCTGGCCACGTTGATCCCGGTGATCCCGAGGCCGTCGTCTATGACGTAGAGCGTGTACTCGGTCTTGGTCTCCCCCACGATCGGCCCCGCGACCTCGATCACGGGCTCCTTGAAATGGACCTTGAGCCCCGTGACCTTGGGCAGCCTCGTCATGGGCGGCGCCTTGCCCGCGTTGCCCCCGGGGGACTGCGGCGTTCGCGGCGGGGTCGTCACCGTCCGATTCTTGTGGATAGGGCGCTTGCCCGCGTTGCCCCCGGGGGACTGCGTCGTCTGCGGCGGGGTCGTCCTTGGACGGGGGCGCTCATCCACAATCTTAGACAACGCACGGAGCGCCATCGAGACCGTTTTGCCTCGAATGGAGCGCGCGCCCTTCTTGATGCCCCGAAGAGCCTCACCAATGAATGCGCGAACGGGGTTGTCGGGATCCGAGTGTTCCAGGATCGCCCAAGCTAATTTGAGCGTGAGAACGACGTGCGGCGGGGTCGCACCACTCGCCTTGATATCAGTGAGCATTTTGCTGGTGATCACAATGGCGCAGGTGGCCAGCGTCGTAGCCTCGTGTGTGTTCGCCATCGCGTCGCAGCTCTCGAAGTGGTTGTGACACTTTCCCCGGTCGGGATTGGATTGTGCGCAGAAATCTCACCCGGCGGCTGAGTCATCGACCCCTAATCGGGAACTTCGGTTAACCACCCGTTTGGCTGAGTCATCGATTTTAAATCGAGTGGTTAATAAGGTTAATTTTAGCCGAAAGATTTCAACCGGAAATCACTCTGGCGCAATGGGTAGCGCATTGGGCTATTGATCCAAAGGTTGCGGGTTCGATCCCCGCGGGTGATTACTAACTTCCTTGGTGCAATTGGATAGCGCACTGGCCTATTAAGCCAGAGGTTTCGGGTTCAAGTCCCGAAGGAAGTTGTATTTTTTTTGTTTTACTTCTTAGACAACTGGATGATCCAGTCGAGCACCGCCTTGTATTGATGCGCAGCCACTGCGTGCACAAGGCTCACATGGCAATGGTTTTCAAAAACGTAAAATGAATGGATTTTTGCGGGGCGCGCCGACTCAATGGGTACCATCCAATCGTCGGCGGCCGCGTACCAAGATGTTCTGCTCTCCTTGGGGCGCGCCTTGTAAATAATGTCGTATTCTAGAAGCCTCGAAGCTATACTTCCCGGTGTGAGGTCTTTGACCGCTTTCTCGCTGTACCGCCCGACAGCCACCGGGAGCCACCCATATTTCTCCATAAGGGGCGATCCACCAAACGGAGTGGCCATCCCCGACAGAAAAACGGGCGCCCCCCTCTCGCGCAGGTCGCACTCAAGGCGTGCGGCGATGCGACCTCCGTTGGACAAGCCAATGAGTACAACACGCGCGTCAGGGTGGCGCGCCAGATGC